TTCATATCCAGCTAACGCTTAATTTTATTTTTTATACGGGGGCTTCGGCTCCCCTTTTTTCTTATGCCTTTTCCAACCACAAACGCTACACAAGAGCTACCAGCTATCAATCAGATATTGACATCATGTGGTCAGGCTCCTGTAACTACACTAGACCAAACCAACCCGGAAGTTGCGATTGCTTATGATACACTGTTACAGGTGTCACGAGAGGTACAATCCGAAGGATGGACTTTTAACAAGGAGTACCACTACGAATTTAACAAAGATAACAATAACGAAATACTCATTCCTAATAACATAATACAGATTAAGTTATCAGAGAATGCACAGAACAGACCTTACGATGGAGTAAGAAGATCAGGTAAGTTCTATGACAGACAGAACCACAGATACACATGGGAGTATAGTCCTATCGAATGTGATGTCACGTGGGAGTTTGACTGGGTAGATTTACCAGAACCAATACAAAACTACGTAACAGCCAGAGCAGCTACCCTTGTGTCTGGTAGAATAGTAGGAGACGATGACCAGTATACAAGACTCAGAGCTCAAGAAGGAGAAATGAGAGCTTTAGCTAATGAGTACGAAACACAGCAAGGTCAGTTTACTATGTTCGGACATCCTCAAGGACAGCAGAACTACTATCAAAGCTATCAACCATTTCACGCTTTACAACGATAATGCCAGCAGTAACTCAACGAGTTGACAACTATCTCGGTGGAGTATCTAGACAATCTGATGATAAGAAACTTCCCGGTCAGGTCGAGGAGTGCATCAACGGCTACCCTGATCCAACCTTCGGTCTTACAAAGAGACCCGGGTTTCAGCACATAGGTAATCTAGGTACTGGTACTACATACGACAACTCTAAGTGGTTCTTTATATCTAGAACCGATTCAGAAAAATATATAGGATGTATCACACCAGCGTCAGGAGGCTCTACAGGAGCCATTGCAATCTGGAATGCTGTTACCTTTGCCGCATGTACTGTTACGTACGGTACAGGGGCACAGGCGTACCTTACAGGCGTACGTACAGACTATGACATACTAACTATACAAGATAAATCTATACTTACTAACAGAACTGTAGTAGCAGCTAAGAATGCTGACCCTACATTTAACGCTAACAGACAAGGAACTATCAAAATCTCAGGTGTCTCAACTGATACTACATACAGTGGTACAGTAGCTGGACAATCATGGACCGTCACTACTGATAACAACGATACATACTCTGATGCTTTAGGTAAGATTAAAACAGCTATAGATGCTTTAAGTATATCAGGATTAACTACAACCAAACTAAAAGATAACATACGTTTAGTACGTAATGCTTCCTTTACTCTTACAGGTACAGGTGGACCATATGCTAATCAGATGACTGTCTTTAGAGATCAGGTAAATACTCTTGACGAGCTACCTAGCGAATCTCTACATAACCATGTTGTTAAGATAATTAACAGTGGTGCATTGACTCAATCTTACTACCTCAAATATGTAGCAGAAGATGGTACATCTGGTAAAGGTTATTGGAAAGAAGGACTCGCTCCTGACACATCTACAGGATTAGATGCCTCTACTATGCCACACGAGCTAGTAAATACAAGTGTAAATAACTTTACATTACAGCGTGTATCATGGACAGCTCGAGATGTAGGTGATGATGACACAAACTCACACCCATCCTTTGTAGGACAGAAGATACAACAATCATTCTTTCATAACAATAGATTAGGATTTCTATCTGGTGACACAGTATCTATGAGTCAGTCAGATAAGTTTTTTAACATGTATCACACATCTGCACAGACAGTTACTGACGCAGATCCTATTGATATAAGTGCTACTACCATCAAGCCGGTTGCACTTCATAGTGTACTACCGTCTACTCAAGGTCTTGTGCTGTTTAGTGCAAACCAACAGTTTATCATGGCTTCAGCTGACGGTGTACTAACTCCAGCTAAAACAGTAATACGTGCCATCGCTAACTATGAGATGGATACACAGATTGATCCTGTTGACACAGGTACAACTATTAACTTTATTAGTAAGACACCTAGTTATACTCGTGTCTTTGGTATGGTTACACGTGGAGAAAACGAAAACCCACAGGTAGTTGACATTGGAAGAGTCGTAAACGAATGGGTTCCATCTACAGTAGATACAATGATATCTAGTGCACAGAACCAGTTTATTGCATTCTCAGGTCAAGCTTCACGATACATATATTTCTTTAGATCATATGCAGAAGGTAAAGAACTTAAACTACAGACATGGTTTAACTGGCTCGCACCCGGAACAGTACAAACTATAGCAACAGACTCTGACGAATTTTTTGCTGTAACTAAACAGGGTAGTCAATTTACTCTGAGTAAAGCTAGTCTTAGCCAAAGTCCTGATGACGCTATCATTGTTAACAACGATGGTCAAAGACTAAATCCATGTATTGATCTATATGCTACAGCTAGCTCTGTTACATTTGACACAGCTGGTAACTTTAGTAAGTGCTTTATACCTTACAACGATGCTACTAACCTCACACCTGTGATAGTTATTAAAGGTACTACAGCTACAGGTCAGTTTATTGAATCTGGATTTACTATATCTCCAGAGCGTGTAGTAGAAAGTGGTAACACATATTTTAAAGTACCATTCAAAAACTTAACAAGCGTAGCTAGTGATGTTATTGTAGGTTTTAAATATGACTTCGATGTTATATTACCTAAGACATACTACAGAGTAGATGATGATATGAAGAAGAGTGACTTTACTGCTAACCTTACAATAGCTCGTATGAGATTTGCTGTAGGACTATCAGGAGTCATGGGCTTTAAGCTAAGGTCTAAAGGTATACGACAAGGTAAGAAAGAGTATACAGGTGATGGATCTACAACAGTATATCCTTGGATTAATGATGACATCAACTATATAGATGATGACCAGATCAAAGTTAAAGTAAACAACGTGGTACAAACAGCCTTTACAGTTGACAGAACTGGAGCTTTACCTAAGATTACCTTTAGCTCTGCACCAGCAGATCAATCTACTATACTTATATACATTGATGAATGGTATAGTCTAAATCCAGTTATTAATGCTGACCAATATCTAGCTAATGATATTGCAGTTTCAGATCATACTGTATTTACTTTACCTATACACCAAAGACCAGACAACTTTACACTACGATTATTTAACGACTCACCATTTCCTGTCTCTCTGAACTCGATGATGTGGGAAGGAATATACTCACCTAGATTTTACAGGAGAACTTAATATGATGTTAAATGATTTCGGCGTCCCAATGACGGACGCTGATATTAATATGTCATCTAACCCTGCCAAAGCTATGATGAACCAACAGATGGAAACATCAGGTTTGGAAAACTCATGGGTATGGTTAGCACCAGTTGTAGGTGCAGCTGTTGGATTATACGGAGCAAAGAAAAGCTCTGACGCAGCTAAAGATGCACAACAAGATCGCAATGAGGCGGTAGGTGCACAGTATGAATACGACAAGCAGGCATGGCAGATGCAAAAAGATGCTGCCATAGCTGACCGTGAGTATGCTGTACAAGAAATAGAAATGCGAGCCAAGCAAGAAGGACAGCTCGCAGCATACAAAGACGCACAACAACAGCAAAGTTATAACTACAATCTTCAGATACGTAATCAACAACAAGATACAAACGAAAGAATGTATTCAAAGTCTGAGGACATATACTATAACCAGCTTGGCGTCAACGCTATGGAAGAGCGAGAAGCTCGACTAAATGAAAAACGAAAGTTAAAAGAAATTAATACTGAAGACTTATACGCAAAACAAGATGCGATGATAGAAGCTATGCAAGCAGAAGGTACAATCCGAGCAAGGGGTGTTACTGGTCGTACTGCGGACAAGCTATCTACAACAGCAGCTCTACAGGCAGCTACTAAGATGACTCTACTTGACTTATCATTAGACAATGCTACAATAGAGTCTAACAGCACACTGAGAGCTATATCTAGAGATCGGACTGTCGCAGACTTAAATGCTTACGCAGCAAGAATGCTAGATCCGGGCGTATTACCTATGCCAATTCAACCATTACCTACACCACAAGCACAATACATGTACCCAAGGGTATATCAAGATTATGACTTTGGACCACAGCCAATCGAAGGAGCTATGATATCTCCATCAGCAGCGGCAGCACAGGTATGGGGTACAAGTATATCAAGTTTAGCTGGAGCAGCGTCAAGCGTAGTAACAGCATTTACTCCTTCATAATAAATAATGGCAACATCAAAAAACTACAAGAGGTACGCTTCTGGTGGTAACTCAAAGAACAGAAGATTAGATGACGGCTTACGAGCCATGCAAGTGCAGAATGACCGACAGGTACAGGCTCTTGAACGTCTTGAGGTACAAAACCGTATCCAATCTCAAGCATTTACTTCTGGATTAGAAAAGAAAGCAGCTAAAGAAGCTGACAATAGAAGACTGCTTAACGATCTTGAAGTCAAGAAACCACGTGAAATGCGTGAGAAGTCTATCAAGCAGAATGCAGACGTCAAAATTAAATCGTTAGAAAGACAAGCTATTGAAAACGACAAGTTATCAAAGACATGGGCTGGCTTGTCTCCTACCTTAGCTAAAAACGCACAGAATCTATTTGCAAGCACTGAAAAGTATTTAGGTAAAACTGAAGCTATCAAAGTGTTTAATGATAGGTTAGAGGACGGCACATACTCTAAGACTATGCAGCTGTTTGATGCTATGAAAGCTGAAGGTAAAGATTTAGATACTCAGCAAACAAGATACGGGTTATACGCTGACGGCAAAAAGCTTGAAGGTGATTATCTAACACAGATTGGTAAACATCGTAACCGCTATCTTAAAGATATAGAATTTGCACAGCTTGAGAAAAACTTTGATGGTCTTGAAACAGACCTAGTTGCTTTTCTTAAAGAGAATGGTTTATATAATACAAAAGATATACTAAGTCATTATCAGTATAGAGCTCTTGAGTATCTAGAACAGTATGGTATTAAACCTGACTCAGAAATGGGGTTTAAGGTACAACGGTTATTTAGAAGTAAAGGAGCTGTTGCAGAAAACCAGATGATACTAGGTGAAGGCTATGAGCTTCATAGTGGAATAGTAGATTCATCTCTTAAGGAGTTAGAAAGTCTACAACTACCTAGTGCTGGTGATTATGTAGGTAATGAAGCTGGTTATGCTAAAGCTTTACAAACATACAAAGAATCTAAGAATGCTATCTGGATTAAAGCTGTAACAAGTCAAAATCAACTACCACTAAAAGGTAAGAATGGTTTGTATCAGACTAACTTTGCTCCTAACATGAGAAATAGTATTGAGACTTTTGCAGAGAATGCACTACAAAACACACACTACTCTGATAGTCTTGGTACTGAGTCTGGTTGGGAAAGATATAAAGAAGATATTCTTGGTGTTACAGAAGAAAATCAAGCAGGCTATCTTATACCCGGTGCTGATCCTAAGTCAACTAAAAAGACTGATCGTATACTTGGTAAGTTTCCATTCTTGGAAGCTGAACTAAAAGAGAAATGGTTTACACAGAATAAGAAAACCATAGAAGCTATGAAAGCTGTCAAAGATGAGGAGCTGAAAGCTATAGGTAATCAGATACAAGCTCGAATTGACAAGAAAGAATTTGTAGGTGAGATGGGTTACGAAGGTGAGTTTTGGAAAGTTTGGGAGTCTAACAAAGGTAATCCACATGTTAATAGAATCATGGCTGCTCGTATAGGGCTATCTGGTGAGAACATTGACTTTAACGATGCTATAGTACAGTCTATTAGAGATGGTAGTATAGAAGAAATTATGAATGCTTGGGCTTTGATGGATGAAAACGGTGGTACACCTAAAGATCAACGAACAGCGTTTGCTGTTAAGAATTTACAAGGTTTAGCTAACTATTTTAATGTTAACGTAGAAGCTTTAGATAATATTATCGAAGGGCAGTCTAAAGCATTATTATCAGAAGCATTAAAACATGATGTAATCGGCTCAAACAAAACACTTAGTCAAGAAGGCATTGATCGAAAGATTACAGCAACTTTACTAGCTAAGTATCTTACAGCCGACGGAAAGAATGCAGAAGAAAAATACCAGAACGCACTATCTGAAGTGCAAGCCATGATGGGTTACAAAGATGGTAAGATGAGTAACTTTGAAAATAGTGTACGTGGTTATGGTCCGTTTAGACAGAAAGAGGTAGGTACAAAAGTTATCTTTACTAACTCTGCTGCTGCTGGTAAAAGTTATAGTGGTGTTACATCTATGGAAATAGAAGATATGCTAGGTACTACACATAACACTATTTTTGATGCTGACCAAGAAGAGAATCTTACTCAAGGTGATAGGCTAACTCGCATAGTACAATACTCTATGCGTGAAAATGGTGTAACTATGCAAGATGTTTACAGCTTTCTTGTAGATGGTAAAACAGATAATGCTTTAATTAATCATCTTGTTACAGATAGACTAGGTAATGTATCACTGAGTGAGTTTAAAAGAAGTTTAGAACCTATACTTGATGCTGGTACATACAATCAAGTTGTTATGATGGATGGTGATGAATGGTGTAATTACAAGTTTGGACCCGGATCTTCTAATCTTAGTCCACAAGATAAGCCTACTGCTATATGTGTATCAACTATAAAAAAACAATTTGGTGTAAATCCTTGGGAAGTTTTGGTCGATGACAAGGTTAGAGAAAAACTTAATAACATGTTACAGGAGAGAAATTAGTGGAAGAAGAAAAAGATGAACAACTGCTAGGGTATACACCACAGAGCTTTAGAAACCTTGAAGGTGTCAATGCTGAACCAGTATTTCCTTCACCATTTAACTCTAAAATAGGTAACAGTTCTATTGACTTAAGAGATAAAGCCAACCACCAAAAGATGCTTGATGAGTATAATGGCTGGTGGGATTATGGTAAAGAGAAAAAGCTTGGTTTTATACCTACTATAGATGATTCACAAGCTGAAGAGAGAAACAGATTAAAGGATGAGTGGTATCAAAAGTATCACGGTATGCCATACGAAGACTACAAGAATAAAACAAATGAAGAGACTGGTGGTACTAACGCACTACAAATTATAGGTAAGCGTTTAGATCAAAACTTCCAAGGTCTATCTGCACCCGGCTTAGGTCTAGTTGACTTTGGTATGGATGCTGCTGGTACACTAATACCCGGCTTTGGCAAGGTAGATGATAAGTATGATAAAGCTACAATGCTTGACAACCCTGCTCATCAGATGATAAGACGTATATCTTCTATTGTATTACCTACTATCTATTTAGGTGGTAAAGGTAATGCTGCTGTTAACTCTAAGCTTGCTGGTGGTGCACTATTTACTAAACCTTGGTTTACAAAACTAGCTGCTAATTTAGGAACACAAGTAGGTATAGATGCTACAGTACTAGCACTCAGTGATGTCGGAGAGGATGACAGTATTACTACAGAATTAAGTAATATGTTTCCTGAGACGTTTGGTCCAAAGGGTAGGATACCTTTACCTGACTTCTTTAGAACCGCAGACAGTGATAGCCCCGGTGTAAGAAAAGTTAAGAACATGCTAGAGTCAGCACCTTTTGCTGCTGTTGGTAGTGTAATAGGAGCTTTTCTTGATGTTAAGAATGGTAAGAAAGCTTTAGGCTGGATGGAGCCACTTGACCAGAACGCAGCAAACTACAAACAAGGTGTGTTGCAACTCGGTGGTGATGAAGATATACTTATACGTATACAGGAGATTGACGAGCTATTATCATTAGGTCGTAAGAATCTAAGTAGAGGTAATGAGACTGCATTAATTAACGAGAAACTAAACCTACAAAACTCATTAAGTAATATAGATGATATTGATACTTACATGAACAGGTATCAGTATCTTGATGATGTTGAAGCAGACGCAGCTATAGATAGAAAGATAGCTAATAACTTTGAGCAGCTTGAGCTAGACATTAATGGACTAGATCCTGACTTAAATGCAGACTTACTATCAGATGCAGCTAAAGCTAAACAGAGCGTACCTCCCGGTAATGTTGCACGTAACATAGCAGATACTACAGCCATTAAAGCTGGTACATCATCTGGAGACCCAGCACCTGTGATTACAGACGCTATGAGAAAGAAGGGTCTTATGGTAGGACCTACCTCACGTGATGCTGTAATGGGTGTAGCGGAAACAGCAAGAGACGCTGGAAGATTTAACGCTATCGTTGATGGTTTTAGATTCAGTGCAAAAGAAATGAATGCAGCTGCGTGGGGTATCTACAATGATATCATGACAGCTGGTACAGTAGACGACATTAAGTCACTATTCTTAGATAACAGAGACGTAAAGAATTTACTTATGGGTAGATTTAAAGTTGAAGTTATTAACGAAGAGCAGGCAAGAGCAGCAGCATTTGCTATGCGTGACTTAGTTGACAGATTTCTAGGTAGAGAGGTTACAGCTTCATCAGCTAGAGTTATGGATACACTAGGTAGAGAAGCCTCTACTATTGCAAGATCTCTAACTGAAATGGCTCCGTTTATAGATGACAACCGTGCTATGGATCTTGTTATTGATAAGCTACAATTCCTTATGGATGAGTATGCACTTAACAAATACATTTCTGGTTGGAGTCTACGTAACAAGAACTGGTTTGACCAGATACCTCCCGGAAATATAAACGAAGCTATTGAAACTCTCACAGATGAGTTTACAACTGCACAGAACAGCATACATGCTAAGAACAGAAAGTTTACTCGTACTCTTAAAGAGCTACGTAAGAGTAAACCAGAAGCTATACGTCCATTGATTGACGCTTACTCACATACTAATGGTGATGTAGACAGTCTTGCTAAACTATACAAATGGGCAGCAGATCAGATCACACCAATGGGTATGCTTAGAAGTCCTGATCCTAAAAACATGAACCTTTTCGCTAAGGCTGCATGGGGTGTACGATACAACAATATGTTGTCTGGTATATCTGCATTCAGAGCTGGCTTAGGTAATGGTGCACAGTTAATATTCAGACCTATAACAGCATTGATGGGGCATGGTATTACTGGTAATATAGATGGTATTAAACGTACTATATATTATAATGGTGCTGTCTGGGAAACAAACAGACGTGCACTTACTGATGCGTTTCAGATGATGAAGAAAACTCATCAAGATCCTACAGCTATGATGAGAAACTTCCGTAAAGATTTTGTATTCAAGACTGATAAAGCTTGGGAGATCATGGATGACATGGCTAAGTTATATGAGATTGATGGTAACTGGGGTAGATCATATCAGCTCAAGATGGCTTCTAGACTTAAGCAGATAGCTGGTATGAAAGGCTTACGTTATGGTATGACCGCTATGGTATTTCCTGACGTGTTTACAACCACACACCTCGCACATTATCTGGCACGTTCTAAAGCATACGATGATGTCTTTACTGAATTTGGTAGTACATATGGTAAGAAAGCACAGGCTGCACTACTTAAGGCAGAGAAGATGCACTATGATAGCTTCTTTGATGCTGATGGTTTAGTTAGAGATAAGACTCTAAGATCTATGGCTGGTGAAATACAGCTTAACTTAGATGATGGTCTAGCTACATTCCTTAACCAAGGAACTACAGCTTATCCTATACTGAAAGAAGTTATGGCATTCCCACGTACAGCTTCTCAGTTTATGAAAGCTGGTGCATCATGGACACCTATCTCACTTATACCCGGTATTAGTAAGTATAGTAAAACTATATATGCTAAGACAGCTGATGATATAGCTGAAGCTCTTATGGAGCACGGCATAGATGTAGCTAAAGAAACTAACGCACAAGTAATCTTTGAGAACTTACGTGCAGAGTATGTAGGTAGAATGGCTTTCAGTAGCTTACTTACATCTACTTTATTTGGATATGCTATGGGTGGTAATATTCGTGGTAACGGACATTACAATGCCTCACGTAGAAACAAAGAAAGAGATGAGATGGGCTATGTACCTAAGACTATAAAGATAGGTAATAACTGGGTTAGCTTCAAAGGCATAATAGGTCTTGAACATATGCTGACTATCATAGGAGACTTAGCATACTATGCTGGTGATATAGATGAACACTTGTTAGAGAGTTGGGAGTCTAAGCTTGCATGGACTATAGGTGCTACATTCCTTAACGAATCACCTTTATCTGGTATAGAGCCTTTATTTGACGCTATTAATGGTAACGTACGTGCATTTAACAGACTTGTGTCTCAGAGTGCATCGTCATGGATACCAGCTAGTGGAGGTCTTGGTGTGATATCTAACGCTATAGATACAGCACAGAAAGATATAGACGGTGAAATCATTGACTTTGTAAAGAATAGACTACCCGGTTTTAAGAGTACCTTGCCTAATCAAATTGATATATGGACAGGTAAGCCTTTAAATGATATTGATAATCCATACTTAAAAGCACTTAATGCTTTGAGTCCTATAAAAGTTAGCAGTGGAGCTGAAGATTGGAGAATATTTCTACAAGATATAGGCTACAATGGTACTAATATATTGAAGATGGATACTACAGGATCATATGAATGGAAACCAGAAGACAGAGAACTAATAAATCAATACATAGGTGAACAGGAACTGTTTAAACAAGTTGAACGGTTAATGAAAAACAAAGCATATCAACAAGATATCAAAGATCTAAAATCACTCAGAAGCACACAGCTTCAGTTAGAACCTGAGAAGATTGCTTTAAAAACAACCTTATTACCTATACATAAAAAATTAAATTCTATACTTCGTGATGCTTTAAAACAAGCAGAAGCTAGATATTTAAGAGACCATCCACATGTACAACAATCTATCTATAATGCACAGCGAGCTAAACAACGCCTTGGTGAAGGTGACGTAAAGGGAGCTGGTGAATTACAGAAGAAAGATATTGAAACACAAAACCTAATCAACATGAGGAAATAGCATATGAGTGCTGTTATACAAAACGAATATACTGGAAACAATAGTACTACTCAGTACTCCTTTACATTCCCATATCTTAAGACCTCAGACATTAAAGCAAGTCTGGACGGTGTGGATACGACGGCATTTACATTGCCTAATGCAACCACGTTACAATTTAATACTGCTCCCGGTAGTGGAGTCAAAATCAAAATATTTAGACAAACCAGTGTTGACACTTTAACAGCAACATTTTATGCTGGATCAGCTATCAAGTCAGAAGATCTAAACGACAACTTTACACAAAACCTGTTTAAGACACAGGAGGTTGGAGCTCGTTTTATCAGTAACCTTGGTGGTACGATGACTGGTGATCTAAATATGGGTACAGCTACTGATATAGTTTTTGAAGGTGCAACAGATGATGCACACGAAACTACATTAACAGTAGCTGATCCTACAGCAGATCGTACAATTACATTTCCTAACGTCACTGGTAACGTAGTTACTACAGGTGACACTGGTACTGTTGCTACAGGCATGATTGCAGCTGATGCAGTCAACGGTACAAAGATAGCTGACAATGCTATTAACTCTGAGCACTATACTGACGGTTCTATTGACAGAGTTCACTTAGCAGCAGACATAGTAGATGGTACAAAGATAGCAGATGATAGTATCAACTCTGAACATTATGTTGCTGATTCTATTGACACTGAGCACTACGCTGCCGGTTCAGTAGATGCAACAGCTCTAGGTTCTAATGCAGT